TGATGGTTGATGGCCGGAAACAAAAAGCGCGTGATCGTTGGGGGACGATCACGCGCTGCGTGTGGGGTGATCGTTTGGGGAGATGGACAGGCTGTCTGCCTGTGACACTCAACTCATCGCGTGGCAGTGTTTCAGATTGAGGCTGAACTCGCGTCCGGTGCCACTGCGGGCCTTTTTGAATTCAGGCTCACGCGACTGGATCGTGCCGGTGCTGAGGGTGAGGCCGAAGACCTCGTCGTCGATGAGGTTGGCGAGGCTGGCGAGGGTGTCGGCATCCTCCAGGGCGGCGAGGCCTTGCAAGGCACCACCGCTGGTGGGGATCGGCATGCCGGTGAGGGTGATGTCGGTCACGAGGCCGTAGGCCTCGGTGTAGAGCAGCTCGGGGACGGCACCGCCTGCGGCGACGCCGAGCACGTCGTCATAGGTGCGGGTGGGCTTGACGGAGAAGTCGGTGACGAAAAGACCGGACTCGGATTTGAGGGAGCCGGGACGGGTGCCAGAAGTGAAGAGGGGAGTCATGACACCGAGCGGGCGGTGTCAAACTGAGCGAGGTGCGAACCACCGGTTGGCAGCCTGTGTCACACGTTGTTCCAGAAGGTCACGACCTGGAAAGGCGCAGTGAGGGTGAGGAGCGTTTTTTCCTCATTGTAGTCGTCGGTGATGGTCCCTGGATAGATGGCCTGGATGTCCCAGCCTTCGCGGTAGTCGTTGGTCTGCGCCTGGATGAAGGTCTGCCAGGTGCTTCGCTGGTCGTCGTCGAGCAGGCGGCGGAGGGCTTGCAGCCAGGCGTGGGCCTGAGTGCGGGTGGTCTGGCCGGTCTCCGTGCCAACGTTGATTTGCAGCCGCAGGTTGAGCGTGAGGGTGAGCAGGGTGTCGGCAGACTCGGGGTCGACCTCGACCTCAAACAACGCGTGTGGATGCGTGAGGGCGCTCGATGAGGAATGTGTGCGGCGAGGGAGCTGCGACGTGCTAGGGACGCCGGAAAGGGCCAAGGCGGCGGCGCTGGCGGAGTAGTCGGCGAAGACGGTGCTGAAATGAGCGGCGGGTGACGTGGAGGGCATCGTGTAGTCAGAGGTGAGTGGTGAGTGATGACAGGGCAGAAAAAAGCGCCGGTGCCGTTTGCACGGTCACCGGCGCTCCCAACGCATGAGGGGACAGGGTTTAGGCTTTGGCTGCGCCTGCGGCGACCGGCGCAAAGTTGATGGCCGTGGTGCTGATGGCGACGCCGAGCACGGTGCAGAAATGACCAGTGGCCAGGTCGGCAACGGGGGCGATGCCACCCGCAGTAGCGGAGAGAACGAGCACGTCACCAATGGCGACGGTGGCACCGATCACGAGCGCAGGGTCCTGCGTGATGACGCTGATGCGTTGACCGGTGGCCCCACCGTTTTCGGCGATGCCGAAGACCTTGGCAGTGGTGGCGGAGGCGTTGGCGTCCGCAGGTGCGACGAGGCCGGTGCTGGTGAGATAGACGGGCTGGCCAGCGGTGATGGTGCTGGAGGCGGATTTGCTGACTCGCCGTGCGAGGGCGGAGCCGATGACGTTGGAAGCGGTAATGGAGATGTCTGCCATGGTAACTGTGAGTGGATGTCAAAGAAGGCACAGGCTGGCAGCCTGGGTCACGCTCTCACGCGACTTGGAGGCGGGACTTTTTCAGGGCAGCGCGGATGCTGTAGCGGATGGAGTTTTGCAGACGCTTCTGCCGCTTGCCGGAGCGCAGGACGAACTGCATGCGGCGTGAGAGATCATTGGCGCGACCATGACGGGCACGATTGGTGATGATGATCGTGAATTGATCCGGGCGAGGGATGACGGTGATGCTGCCGACGGTTTGCTGGTGACGTGTGATCCAGGTCGGAAGCGAGGTCTTCAAACGGGCGGCGGCGGGTGCGAAGCCGGAGGCGAGCAGGCCGACGCGGGATTGTTGCTGCTTGATGTAGCTTCGCACATAGCGGGCATCGCGGACATGCTCGCTTGGTTTGGTGCCGGTGACGCGACCATTGCTGCCTCGGCGTTTTTCATGAGCGGCTCCGTCGTCGCTGCCGAAGTCGATGAGCTCTTTGAGTCCGAGCGTTTTGCAAATGCGGGCAGCCTGCGGCCAGTTTTTATGCTTCACCGCTGCCCAAAATGCGGCGGCGAGTTTTTCGTCACGCGCTTTGATGATGGCATAAAGTTTGCCGGGGGTGGCATAGACTTTCCAGACGTCGCGCATGACGGCAGACTCGCCGCGTTTTTTGGAGGCCGGATTGGCTTTGCCCATGCTCGGTGGCGTGATGTCGGTGATGTCGCGCACAAAGCCGCGTGCGTCGTCTTCGATGGCCTTCGCCATGATCGCCGCTGCCTCACGCGGGACTTGCCGGAGCTTTTTGAGCAGCGGGCCGAGTTGGACGTTGGCGCTGATCATTGCGTGGTGATCTGCTGGCCGGTGAGTGTCCAGAAGACGCTGTGCGGAGACTCGTTGGGTGCTCCGGCGTCGGTGGCGAGCTGATAGACGCGACCCGTTTCGACGTGCGTGAAACGCACGGCGCGGGTGCTGTCAGTCGTGGCGTCGATGAGGTCGGTGGCGGGTAGCAAGGCGCAGGCGACGACGATCTTGATCGTGCGCGATTGGATGACGCCGCCGTCGTTCTCAAACTTCACGCCACGCCTCGCGATGAAGGCCGCAGGCAGGCGGCGATTGTTGAGCAGGATGGTGCAGGGATTCCGCTGCAACAGTGTGGCGAGGTGCAGCTTTTCACTGGTGACGAGGGCGGCGGACATGCCGAGGTAGAAATGTCAAAGCGTGAAGGCACAAAAAAACGCCGCGTCCCCCAACCAAAAGGGACGCGGCGCAGGGGACACCGGCGGGCGAAGAATAACCGCGCCGGGTGAGAGCAATGAGAGGCAGATGTCAAACCTTGCGGAAGTAGGCAGCATGCTCATTGCTGTGCCGACAGGGCACGATGTGCAGGAGCTGCCAGCCGTCGCATTCCATGCTGGTGAGGATCAACGGCAGGTCCTCGGGATGTGCGAGCTTAACGGTGTTAAGCGCGATGACGCTCGTTGTGGGTGGTTTTGGGGGATTGGTTTTAGCCATGGGAAGAGTGTAGAAAAAACGGCCCACCGGTGAGGGTGGGCCGTTGAGTGGTCGGACAGGCTGGCAGCCTGTCTCACGATTAGCCGAGGAGCGTGGCGACGAACTCGGGCTTCCAGACTTTGACGCCGAAGAACGCCATCAGTTTGATCTGGTTCATGCCGTAGCCTTTGTAGAGGCGGGCAGAGAAGCTGAGGCCGGTCTTTTCATCGACCAGCACCGCGATCTCCTCACCGACGTCGCCACCAGGCGGCTGCGCTGGGGGGCGCATGGCCAGCTCGATGGCCGACTTGTGGAAGCCGACGTTGGCGGTGTAGCTGTTGCCGATGGTGATCTCGGAAGCCGTGGTGCCCGCGACGCGGAGACCGGGGTGATTGATGATGATGTCGCCGCTGGTGGCGGTGCTGCCAGTGCGGACCACGTAGTTGTTCGCGGTGTCGGTGTCCATCGCGATGACGTCACCCGCTTTGATGCCGGTGCTGTTCACGGTGCCGCCTTCAAACGAAAGCGTGGTCTGGCCGATGGCTTCAGCGCCGCTGAAGTCGTAGCCAGTGCCTGCGCCTTTGGTGTGGAGCTGCACCCCGGCGGAAGTGCGGATGGAGAAGCCGGAGACGTTGAGCAGCTCACCCCGGCGAAGCGTGGCGTCGGCACCGGCTTCGTTGACCTTGGTGAGGGTGCTCAAGTTGCGCAGGTTCGTGCCAGCGGCGGAGCTGATGATGAGCGAGAGATCGCCATCGTCCATGATGCAGCCATTGTCCTCCAGGATCTGGCGGAGCTGGTTGATGGTGTTGAAGTTGGACGCGAAAGGCGTGGTGCCTGCGGTGCCAGTGGCGCGGGAGGCACCCTGATAGGCCGCCGTGCCGAGGCTGCCTTCGATCTGGTTGATCATCTTGCGGATGGCTTGCTTGTAGAGCTGCTGGAGCGCGAGCTCTGCGCCGACGGTGGCGGAGAGTTGGGCAAACTGCTCACCCTTGAGCGGGATGCTGGCACCGACATAAGAGCCGAGTGTCAGTGTATCCACCGAGGTGGTGATGTCAGCGGCATCGGGTGCCGTCATCGCGGGCGTGTAGGACGTTTCGAGCGTCGGCTCCTGCGTGCGCAGGGAGGTGACGGTGCCGCCAGCGGAGATGCCTTCGGAACCGCCGTTAACCATGACGCCTTGGGCGAAGCCGGTGGGTTCGCGGGCGACCATGTCGCGAGCTTGATAGAGGATTTCAGTCAGTCCAGTGAGTGAGATGTCGTTAGCCATATGTTTGGATCAGTGAGAGTTGGGGGTGTGTTGGGTTTGAGGTGTCAATCGGCGATCAGTCTTCGAGCTTGCCTTTAGCTGCCATGAAGGCGTTTCGCTCGGCGTGCGGGAGTTGGTTGAAGGCGGCGCGGGTCATGGTGTTGACGGGGGTGCCGCTGCCTTGAGCGCCCTGGATGGGAGCGTTGCCACCGGCAGCACCGGCGGCACCGTTGGTGAGCAGGGCGGTGATTTTGGCGAGCTCAGTTTCCAGCGCGGTGAGCTTGGCTTTGTCGTCCTTCGTGGCTTCGGTGATGCTGGCAGCGAAGGCGGCTTTCACAGCGGTGTCTTCGAAGTCGATGACGACGTTCGGAGACTGCGGCTTGTGCGCGGTGATGGCAGCGGTGAGCTGGTCTTCAGTTTCATCACCCTTGACGGTGATGCCGACGAGTGAGGCGAGGGCGAGGAGTGCTTTCAT